TATTTGCAAATAGTATTGACATATAGTTGTATATATGTTAATATATAATTGTCAAAAGGAAAGAAACATATTAAATAAAGGAGAAAAAAGCATATGTTATCTTACAAACAAATTAAAAGAGAAAATCATATAATAGAAACATTAACAGTAGAGCATGAAAAGTTTGAGCTTTATGAAAGTAACGAACTAGGCAATGATGAATTTTTTACGCTAGTAAATGTTAGTAAAGGTTGGTACGTTCTTACAAATGAAGATATAAGATATACTATAGATAACTTATATTGTATTAGACCTTAGTTAATAAATTAGATATTGTAGCAGAAAAAAGTAGAACAAGTATTAAAGAATAAAAGGAGAATAACTATGGATGAAGAAAGAATTACTATTACACTAGATGGTTTAGGAGACATAACGGCAACAAAAGACGGATTTAATGTGTTAGCAATTACTTTTTCGTACGCAAGGAAGCAATTACATAGAGAAGAATGTTTTGCACTAGAAGCAAAAGCAGAGAAAATAAGAAGCACAATTCATGCAGAATTAGAAAAAAGAGGACTTTATAACAATTGAAATAAAAAGCGTGATGGTGTAGGGCGGTTCGATTCCGTTCCACGCATTATCCTAAAAGGGATAAATATGAAAAGGAAAGAAACAAAATAAAGAAAAAAGGAGAAAAAAGGTATGAACATTTACACAATTATTTCAAAAGAAGCAACTGAAAAGTATGCGGACACTTATTTAGCATACAATTATTACAAAAAACTGTCACACGTCTTGAAGAAAATGCTAGAAATGGATATAAAGTTTTATGCGAGTATTTCAATGGTTCAACAACTAAAACAGGGTTATGTGTAGTTTCTGAAGATAGGGCCATTGAAGTATTAGGTTTAAACAACTATGATGTATGAATTAAAATTAACAGAACGTCAGAACGGTATGGTAGTAATTTAACAATATAAAAGAAAAAGGAGATATAATATGTTTAATTTAACTAAGTTTATAGAAGCATTAAACAATATGGGGGTTAAAGTATTAATCCCATTTGATGATTTTTCCGTTTGGTTATTTAAAGGAAAGTATGATATAACACTTGAAAAACAAGAAATTGATAAATTAATGAAAGAACTAGGTACAGATAACGCAATACAGATTATAGGTTTACTCGCAATAGCAAAAGGTGAAGTAGAAGAAATAAAAGAAAGAAAACTGATATAGAAAATTCAAACATTGTTAAAAAATTAACGTGTGTACCAGAAAAGGAGAAAAAAGTATGATTATGTTATTTGAAGCAAGAGGTTTCGTCTTTTTAGGTGAAAGTGTTTTACAACATGAAATATTTAAAGAGTTTGCTTGCGAGGCTAAAGATAGACCTCAAAAAATAGAATTATTAGAAAAAATAAATCGTATGTATGAAAATGTTACTTTTACTGACATTGTGTCATGTGATGTAATTGATAATGATAAACAAGCTACAACAGAAATAGTAGTTTACCCGCTTAATTAGTGTACCAGAAAGGAGAAAAAAACATGACAAATTTTGAGAGAAAAAGAGAAAGGTGTGAAGCATTAGGTAAAGCATATCAAAGTGTGATAGAAACTAGAAATTGCTTGTCTGAACACAGTAGCAAATATTCAAAACGTCCGGTAGATGAAAATTTGGCAATTCAATGGGACACTTTAACAGAAGTTATGCAAATGATTGAGGGAATGTTATAAAACGTTTCACATGAAACATAAAAAACAGAAAAGGAGAAAAAACAATGACAGCTATTTTTGCAAATAAGGTTAGAAAAGCATTGCACAAAAAAATTAAGGGATATTCAAACTGTCGGATTAAAAATGACGTTTTGATTGTAGATATTCAACCACTAGGAATTTACACTTACCATTTTACAATATCTGATATATCCAATCATATTTCACACGGCTTAACAGCTGATCATGTCACAAAAGATATTATAAAAGGCTATAGAGATTATATTTTATCCGAGCATTTTTATTTTAAATAAACAAATAAAGTATTGACATTTACAACAAAATATGTTAATATAAAAAAGTAATGAGGAATAACACGTTACGTTTGCCACAGGTGTGGCGGTATTCAATCCGCCCACCTAAACCCCAAAAAATTTAAAAGTATGCTAGTACGCATTAATTGTTTCACGTGAAACATTAAAACAGTGCAATTCCGTTTACTTTTATTCCCTCATAAGAGGGTGTCGCATAAAAATACAAAAATTAAAGAAAAAGGAGAAAAAAGCTATGGCAAGATTACCAATGGTTACACGTACCATCACAACAACAAAAGTTAATGTCCTTTGTTTGGACATTGAACACGCAGAACCATGTAACAAGGTTGTTACAATTCCACGCACTTACAAAGATGAGGAAACAATTCTGAAAAAGGTAAAGCCTCTTTTGGAAACTGAATCATTGAAAGTCGTACATGTTGTAGATACTGAAACAGAGGAAACACTTTATGGAATGACAGAACAGGAATTTGTTGAACTGGCACAACCTCTGTTAGACAGAACAGGAAAAACAGAAGATTCATTCATTGAAACCGAAACAGAAAACAACTAATAAAAGGAGAATAAAACTATGATTACAATTAAAGCAACATCAAAAGAGTTTACACCAGTTGAAAAGTATCTTATGACAACATCCCCCGATATTACTTCAATGAAAGATGTAGCAGACGGTGAAAAAATCACAGTTGATGGCTATCTCACATTTGATGATGTGAAAGAAAAAACAGGTGAAGTTGTAGAGGTGTTGAGCATTATTACACCAGAGAAAAAAGTTTACAGCTGTCAGTCAGCAACTTTCAAACGTTCAATCGGTGATATTCATGATGTAATGGAAACCACACCATTTACAGTTATCAAAATTAGTGGTAAAACAAAAGCCGGGCGTGATTTTATCAATTGTGTTCTTGATGTGGAGTCAATCTGATAAAGTTGATTTAACAGGGGGGGTGCAACCCCCCTTATTTTATTAAAGGGGTGAAATTATGGCAAAGAAACGGAAACAAACAGAAGTAGAAAAGTTATACTCAAAACAACTAAAAAGAATCAAACAATTTATTTGTAGAGCAGAAAAGCGTGGTTTTGTATTTGAAGAAGATATAATTCCACAAAAGCCTAAAAAAGTAACAAAAGCAAGTGTAAGAAAATTAGAGAAATTAACGCCAGAAAAGTTATATAAAAAATCGTTATATGTAGAAGAATCGACAGGTGAAATTGAAGAAGCGCAGAAAAGACGAAAAGAAGAAATAAAACAAAGAGCTAGAAAAGCCGCTAAAACTAGAAAAGAAAGACAGAAACAACGTCGTAGTTGGTCTTTTAAAGATGCAGAAAAACACCGTGAGCAACTACCATCAGAGGGAAAAGAGGTCTTTAAAAATATAATAGATGATTTTGTAAGTAGGTTACAAATTGATACAAGTTGGGTAGGAAGAAAAAGGCGTAGACCTATAGCACTACAAGAAACTATACGGTCACAAAGCGTATTATTAAGTTTAATTAATCAGCAAATAGCGTTATTCGGTGAAGAAGAAATTGGAAATAGATTACAAGCAAACGCCGATAAACTATCAGAATTAATAACTATAGTATTATGGGACAGTAAAGCAGAAGCAATACAGTCAGCAACTAGATTATTTATGGAAATATTAACAGGTAATACTTTAACGCCCTCACAGTTACAAGATTTAGATTTAGAATCAGAATATAATGAGGATTTTGAACAACTAGAATGAAACAACGTGAATATCGTTATTTTATGGGTGATTTTGAAACAACTGTGTACAAAGGGCAAGTAAACACAGAAGTGTGGGCTAGTGCGCTTGTAGAGTTATTTAGTGATAAAGTAACAATTCTGCATAGCATATCCGAAACTTTTGATTATTTAGTATCATTAAATTGCAACGTTGTTGTTTATTATCACAACCTAAAATTTGATGGTGCTTTTTGGTTATCATATTTATTAGTTGATAAAAAATTTACACAGGCATATGACAAAATTGGAGACAAAGAAACTGACGTAAAATGGAAACAGCAATTTAAAATGTTTAACAATACCTTTAAATACTCCATATCTGATAGAGGAATGTGGTATTCTATCATAGTAAAGGTAAAAAATCATTTTATAGAAATACGTGATTCTCTTAAACTTTTACCTTTTTCTGTCAAAAGAATAGGTGAAAGTTTTGGTACAAAGCATAAAAAATTAGATATGGAATATACTGGTTTTCGTTATGCAGGGTGCGAGATAACAAAAGAAGAACAAGAGTATATAGCGAATGATGTTCTTGTTGTGAAAGAAGCACTAGAAATTATGTTTAAACAAGGCCATAATAAATTAACCATAGGTTCATGTTGTTTGGAAGAATATAAAAAAATATGTCGGTCATCTTTAGAAATTCAATTAGATTACGCCGAAATGTTTCCCAATCTATATGATTTTAAAATTGATAAACAAGAACACAAATATGATAATGCCGGTGATTGGTTACGGAAATCATATAGGGGGGGATGGTGCTATTTAGTAAAAGGAAAAGAAAACAAAATAAAAACGAATGGGACAACGGCTGATGTAAATTCTCTTTACCCATCTATGATGAGTAGTAAAAGTGGAAATAAATACCCTATAGGTTTACCAAAATTTTGGACCGGAAATTTTATTCCAGGCCAAGCTTTAAAAGAAAATATGTATTACTTTGTAAGAATAAAAACAAGGTTTTACATAAAAGGCAACTATTTGCCATTTATACAAATAAAAGGGGATTTAAAATATAAAGGAACAGAATCATTAGAAACCAGTGATGTGTACAATCACGAAAACGGCGATTATTTTCCTTATTATATAGATAAAGACGGAAATATACAACAAGCTAAAGTAGAATTAACTTTAACTATGACAGATTATCAATTAATAAAAGAGCACTATGAGCTAGTTGATTTTGAAATCCTTGATGGGTGTTATTTCTATTCTATGGTTGGTATTTTTGACGAATACATCAACAAATACGCTAAGATAAAAAAGGAAAGTAAAGGTGCGTTAAGAGAGTTAGCAAAGCTATTTTTAAATAACCTATATGGGAAAATGGCAAGTAGCACCGATTCTTCTTTTAAGATTGCATACGTTAAAGACGATAAATCTATAGGATTTATGCAAGTAGTAGAAAACGAAAAGAAGCCGGGTTATATTGCTATAGGCTCTGCTATTACATCATATTCAAGAAATTTTACAATACGAGCCGCGCAGAAAAATTATTATGGAGCAGAAAAAAGGGGGTTTATATACGCAGATACAGACAGCATACATTGTGATTTATTACCGCAAGAAATAAAAGGAATTGAAGTAGACGACAAAGAGTTTTGCTGTTGGAAATTAGAAAGTTGTTGGGATAAAGCTATATTTACAAGGCAGAAAACTTATATTGAACACGTTACACACGAAAATCTTATACCATTAGAAGAAAGTAAACAATACAACAATATTAAATGCGCCGGTATGCCGAAAAAATGCAAAGATTTGTTTGAAATATCTATGCAAGGTACAGCTGATGTAAACGAAAACTGGAGTGATGAAGAAAAAGAGTTTTTATTCGATAAAGATAACAAGCCGATTGTTAGAGATTATAGCGACTTTAAAGTTGGGTTGAAAGTGCCAGATAAGCTTAGACCAATTCGCATACGTGGAGGCGTATTACTTGTGAATACTACTTATGAAATGAGGTGAGAAAAATGGATTATGGTGACTTATTAGAAATTATAATAGACGGTTGTGATAATACAGACTGCCAACACTGCAATTTATATAGTTTATGTGTTAAGTATGAAACTACACCACTAAAAATTAAAGATTATTTATCAGAATGTGAAAAAGAACTGTAAAATAAAATAGCGTGAGGAGAAGAAAAACTTCTTTACTCACGCTATTTTTATATCTGTAACTTTTGTACCATTTAAAGCGGTCAGCGCAACCGAAAAGTAAACAGGCAGTATTTTTTCAACTGTGCTACCCTGTTTATTCATTAATGGAAACAAAAGCAGATACCTAATAACTTAAAGCTGATAACACAGCTTCCTTGCAACGCATATCTTTAAATCGAAAACAACCATGCTCAAAGAAATAGCGCAAATTCGATAAAAAGAAATCATTACGTTTCAACATAACATAATTTATATTATGGTCGTCAGTCGTGACTGAAATTCTAGTTAAAAAAGAACTATCTGCCCTATCATCACAGTAGATAAGACCATTTTCAGTATATTCACGTAACGCAAAGTCACTCCCTTTATATCTTAAAGTACAAAGATACTTTGACTTTCCAGTTGGTTTTTCAACAAAAGCCTTGTTATCATTCAGATACACGCATTCACTACTATAGGCAGTATAGCTATTTTTAGAAAAAGCTCTGTTAAATCCGCTATTTTTTTGCTCTATACTTGCACTTTCAATATATCCCTGTTCAAGCACAAAACCGTCACCCCTTAAAAACTTTGTGTCGTCTTTGAGTCTACCAGAAATACCCATTTCAACATAGTACGGATTTATAATGCTGACTGGATTGCTTAACATATAAACCGGGACATATCGAACTTGTTCACCTTGCCCCCTAGCTATGGATGTGTGAATACTTATAAATTTCTTAGTTTCATTATCACAATAGTGATTTGTTTCACTCTGAAATTCATCAAAAATCATGCGATGAATATCTGAAAATAAGTGACTATATTTTTTGATTTGGTCTGCATTGTTTAAACTCAAAGCATACCCGCAACTTTTTTCATTCAAAAACAACTCTTGAAACGTTCCTTTTGCTCTTCTTTTTGATGTCATAGTATAACTAGGAAAGAATAAACTACCTAAATCTTTATAGAATTTATCGACAATATCATCTAGTTCATAATTGTACCTATATAAAAGTCCAAACTTTTCATTTTTATCAAGAAATCTGTTAATGCATAGTCTGCTAAAATAAGTTGTTTTTCCACCAGTACGGTTAGTGGTACACATGTATATTTCTGGTTTATTTCCGTTTATATCAAGCATAGATAAGAGTTTAGTTCCATCATAGTATTTGCTCATAAAATTTATTGCTCCTTTCCTTATTAAATTATATCACACCTCTTGACATTTTTCAAGATTTAGTTTATAATAAATTAAAATGAATAAGAGAGGAAGTGAAAAAAGTATGCAGTTTTACCCTGTTATTATTGCGCTGATTTTTAATGCTCTTGATTTAGTCACAGGTATTATTTCCGCGGTAAAATCAAAAGACATTAAATCAGCAAAACTACGTGATGGATTATTCAAAAAAATTGGCTTTATACTTTGCTACATTGTAGCATGGTTGGTTGATACACAAGGGAAATATATTGGTTTTCATATAGATGTATCAATACTTCCGATTATAATCCTTTACGTATGCACAACTGAATTAGTTTCAATTCTGGAAAATATCAGTAAAATTAATTCAGACATTTTGCCAGACAAACTAATGGAGCTATTTCATATTTCAGACATTAATAAGGAGTGATTAAAAATGAAAGTATATCTTTCACCGTCAGACCAGTGGAGCAATATTGTAGCCGGTGGTAAACATTCAGAAGCTTTTCATTGTATCAAGATTGCGGATTATGCGAGAGCATATTTAGAATTGAATGGGTATGAAGTTAAGGTTGGTTCATCAGTAGCAGAAAATACCTATAAAGACAGAGTAAAAGAAAGTAACGAATGGGGGGCAGATTTACATATCCCGATTCATACAAATGCCGGAGGTGGTCACGGTACTTTAATGTTATGTTATCCAGGTACAATAAATAATAGATATGTGAACAACATATACAATGAAGTAGCTGATCTCACTCCAACAGAAGATAAAGGTGTACAAACAACAAATAATCTATATGAAATTAATGCAACAAAATGTGTGACAGCTTATCTCGAATGTGAATTTCACGATAATGACGATACTGAAAAATGGATTGACAACCACGAAAAAGAACTGGGTAGAGCAATCGCAAAAGGTATCTGTATTGCAGACGGAAAATCCCAGTTTGCGGAATTAACGAACATAAAGAAATTTTATAAGGTGCAAGTAGGGGCATTTCGTAGCAGAAAAAACGCCGAAAAGTTGAAAAAAGAGTTAAGCAAAAAGGGGTACAACTGTTATATTGTAGAGGGGTAACATGCCAGATATTAACAAGGCTTATTCGTGGGCTATTGAAACATGCAACGCTCCAAACGTAGGATATAGTACCACATATAGGAATCAACAAACGATTGGCGGTATTACTTACTATGACTGTAGTTCTTTTATAAATTACGCTCTGTTAGCCGGTGGTTTTGAAACCCCTAATTATGCACCAAACAACAACGCATTTACAACCTACAATGAGGCAGAAGTGCTATTATCATTAGGCTTTACAGAAGTATCTGCAACTGGCGAGTATTTAGCCGGTGACATAGGTTTAAACCCAACACACACAGAAATGTGTTACCAAGGCGGGCAAGGTTCTGGCATTTTCATGGGTGCTCACACTGACAAAAGACCACTAGCAGACCAAGTAAGTATAAGTACTTATACGTCATCATTCCAAAGATTATTTCGGTACGGTGATGGTGGTGTTAGTGGCTATGGTGCTAGTATCTACGTTGTATCCGCTATGTGTGGTAATTTCTGGCAAGAATCAAATATAAACCCAGGTGTTTGGGAAAAAGAACCGCACGACTGGACAGCTTTAAACGTAGGGTACGGTCTAGGTCAATGGACGAACACAGACGGAGATACACACGGTAGACTTTATCAGTTGCATGAATGGTTACAATCAAATGGTTATGCTGATGATGATGGAAACGGACAGTGCGCGTATATCGTACATGAAAATGTGTGGTTGCCTAAAACTGGGTATCAAGAGTACGCTACACTGGAAGATTTTTTAAAGTCAACTAGCACTGACATTGAAAGTCTAACGCATTATTGGAATATGTGTTGGGAGGGCATACACGACGCGTCATGGGATTATCGAGTTGAACGAGCACAAGCGTGTTACAATTTTATTTCTAGTAACGCAAACAACACCAATATTACTCAATGGATAACAAAAGATGGTTATTTAACAGAAGCAGAAATTTTTAACAATGCAGTAATGTTATATCGTTATTTTAGTGCCGGTGGTGGGGGTGGTGGAACCCCATCAAAAAGAAAAACAAAATTACCACTTTATATGATGATTCGATATTTTTAATGTTTCACGTGAAACAATTTATAAGAAAAAAGGAGTTGATAAAATGTTATTTACAAAAGGAAAGTACAAACACGAAATTGGCTTTGAAATTATGGTAACAGAAAACGGAGATATTCTTATTTCACCAGACCATCCGCTTTCTTTAAGATTATCCGAAATTTTTGATAAAAACAAGTGGACAAAAGTTGAATAGGGGGTTATAATATGGCTGTAAAAAATAAAGATGAAATTTTGGAAGCAATTAAAACAAGAGTAGGAGATAGCACGGATGACGAAACAATTTCATTTCTTGAAGATGTTAGTGACACGCTCACCGACTTAGAAACAAGAGCAAGTGGTGATGGTGAGGACTGGAAAACAAAATATGAAGAAAATGATAAATCGTGGCGAGAACGTTATACGAATCGTTTTTTCAGTAAAGAACCAGAGCCAGACCCTAAACCAGAGCCAGAACCAGAGCCAGAAGTGAAAAAAACATTTTCAGATTTATTTAAGGAGGGTTAAATATGCCTAGACGAGTTGCTGTTAGCACATTAAACGCAACAACAATGGACATTCTTAACGTAATCAGACAGAATGCTAGTTATGATTATCAGCAGAATGTGCCAGAAGTTACAAAGACAACAGATATTCCAAAAGTAGGTGAAGTAATTTATGGTACACCGGCTTTTGCGAATCAGTTCATTAACGCACTTGTAAATCGTATTGCAATTGTACGAATGCAGAGTGCAACATTCAACAATCCATATGCAATTTTGAAAAAAGGGTATCTTGAATTTGGTGAAAGTGTGGAAGATATTTTCGTTTCAATTGCCAAAGCTGTTGATTTTGATGTTGAAAAAGCGCCAAAAAGAGAATTTAAGCGAACACTTCCAGACGTAAGAAGCGTATTTCACACAATGAACTGGCGCGTTGTCTACCCAGTTACCATACAGGATGAAGATTTACGACAGGCTTTTCTATCAATTGAGGGAGTGCAGAACCTTATTGCAAAAATCGTTGACTCCGTTTACACAGCGGCTGAGTATGACGAATTTTTGCTGTTTAAGTATCTATTAATTAAAGCTATAAGCCACGGAAAAATGTTTCCTATTTCTACCGGACAGGCGAACGATTTAACAGATGCCGCTGTGAAATTTAGAGGTGCATCAAACCTTTTACCGTTTATGTCATCAAACTATAACGAGTCTGGCGTTAAAACAAACACACCAAAAGACAGACAGGTTATTTTCATGGATGCAACATTCAACGCAGAATTTGATGTATCCGTTCTTGCTTCTGCCTTCAACATGGAAAAAGCAGATTTTATGGGTAGACTGTTTCTTATTGACAGTTGGTCTGAGTTTGACAACGAACGTTTTGACGTTATCAGAGAAAATTCAGACGGTATTGAAGAAATCACAACAGCTGAGTTAAATCTGATGAAAGACGTAAAGGCGGTATTACTTGACGAAAATTGGTTTCAAGTTTATGATAACAACAACAAGTTTACTGAAAAGTACGTTGCCAGTGGTATGTATTGGAACTATTTCTACCACACATGGAAAACTGTTTCTTACTCACCATTTGCGAACGCTGTTGTATTCGTTCAGAGTACAGCAACAATCACTTTACCGGACACATTAACAGTTGAAATTATCGGCAAAGACCACAGTGAAGAAGCTACCGTGTTTGCGTTAAGTGCTGATACAGACGGAGCTAGCCTTGAGCCGAATAGTGTTCATTTTGTACAGGATGAAAGTACCACTACAAATGGAATTGCAATTCAGAAGTATGGTGCTGTTATTATTCCGGCTTCAAAAGCGGCTACCGAAATCACTTTAGTGGCAGAGGTTGGCGGTCAGACTTATAATGGAGCTACAACAATTTCAAGTGCTAACAATGTCGGTGATACTGTAACAATGGATAAAGCGTAAATAGTCAATCTAGGGTGAGTTAATAACTTACCCTAGAGTTTTGAAAGAGGTTAATATATGTATATCGAGCCTAATACCAATATTCGTATTTTAAAAGACGTTCCTTTAGATAAAACATTTGACCATACCATATATTTTGGAAGCGCCAGTGCACAGTCTACTTATTTCATGTCATTGCAAAAATACAACTTGAATAATTACACATACCAGAGAGTTAAGCGTGGTTATGCAAGGGTTGGAATAAAAGCTGATAATTTGTATGACTGTAATTATATGATGTTTCAAAACACATCATATGGTAATAAATGGTTTTACGCGTTTATCACTTCTGTTGAGTATTTAAACAATGAATGTTCACAGATTGAATTTGAAATTGATGTAATGCAGACATGGTTTTTTGATTACAGTTTAGACCAATGCTTTGTTGAAAGAGAGCACACAGTAACAGATAATATTGGTATTCACATTGAGCCAGAAAACGTGAATTTAGGTGAGTATGTGTTTAACGATTACAAAGATTTATCTGTTGCGCTAAATAAACTTGCAGTTTTTGTTGCTGTTAGCGACGCAGATGAAGCTCCCAATGGCACAGTTTATGACGGTGTGTACGGTGGATGTACATTACATGCGTACCCACTCGATAAGCCGGAATCAATAAACACGCTTTTAACGAAATACGCTCAAAAACCAGATGCAGTTGTAGCTATGTATATAGCACCGTCTATCGCCACTGGTACTGTTATACCAGATGAGGGAATGACAATTGTTTTTTCAAAAAATGCGTATTCGTTTAATAGTTCAAGTGGTGCGGTAAGTGATGAAATGAAAATAGATGGATATAAACCGAAAAATAAAAAACTATACACATATCCATATAATTTTTATTGTATTACAAATGCGGGGGCTTCTTCACTAAATTTAAGGTATGAGTTTTTTGAAAACCTAACGCCAGCCTGGAATATAACAGTACCAATGACAATGCCTATACAATGTGTACTAAGACCGCGCAATTACAAGGGTACTGAACTAAATTTAAACGAAACCTTAACACTGACGAATTATCCTATGTGCTCGTGGAGTACAGATGCGTTTCGCGCATGGCTTGCGCAAAATGCTTTACCATTAGTGACAGAAACAGGGGTTAAAATGGTAAGCGGTTATTTAGGTGGTGGAGTTGTAGGTGCGACTGTAAACACTGCAAACACAGTTATGAAATCACTGTCGGAGGGGTATCAAGCTTCAATTCAAGCGGATGTTGTAAGAGGTAGTATTAACACTGGTAACAATAGTGTTGCTAGTGGACTACAATCTTTTTACGGCGGTAGATGTTCCATAAGTGCCCAATATGCCAGAATGATTGATGATTATTTCACTGTTTATGGATATGCTGTGAAAAGACTGAAAATTCCTAACAGAGATAGTCGTCCACATTGGAACTATGTTAAAACTATAGGGTGTACAATAACAGGTAGCATTCCGAGTGATGATATGCGGTTAATTTGTAGCATTTATGACAACGGTATTACATTTTGGAAAAATGGGTCTGAAATAGGTGATTATAGTTTAGATAATAGTCCACAAGGGGGTGAATAAATGGGAAACAGAAAAAGAGAAAAAACACTATTCGGTGAAAGTGCTACTGTAAATAATCTAACATATATGCAGTATTTGAACAGATTAACAGAGTTGAGCGTATCTATGTTTGAATGGAAAAATTTGCCACCAACAGTAGATGCAAGATACCTTGAATTACATTTGTTTGAGACTGGGTCTATGGTTTATTTTGATGATGACGTAATAGGCAATCTTTGTTTAGACTGTTTACCTAGTGGTAGATTAGATGTTTACGGAAATCCAGTGTTAAGGCGTGCTTATTCTGGATATAATAACTACCAGAAATTGTTGAAAGAAAGCAACAGTGTAATTATCTGGAATAACTATTTGCACACCAATTCAATTTTAGAAGTGAAAATGTTTGCAAGAAGATTGTATAACCTGGATAGAATTATAGATGTAAACGCTAACGCACAGAAAACACCAGTGCTGATACAGGGTACAGAACAACAGAGATTGACATTAAAGAATTTATATAAAGAGTTTGATGGTAATTCACCTTTCATTTTTGGTGATAAAAACCTTGACTTAAATTCTTTAAAATGCTTACAGACAGGTGCACCATATGTTTGTGATAAATTGTATAATTTGAAACAAATGTATTGGAATGAAGCGTTGACCTATTTAGGCATTAATAACACTGGAGCACAAAAGCGTGAACGTATGTTATCTATAGAAAGTTCACAGGCACAGGGCGGAACTATTTCAAGTAGGTATTCCAGATTGCAGAGCAGAAGAGAAGCTGTTGAAAAAATAAATACTATGTTTGGTACTAATATTGAAGTCAATTATAGAGAAGATTTTATGAGTGTCTATGAGGGGCAAGGTGTTGATACCACAGAGGGAGAAAGTGGGGGTTGTGTTAAATGAGTAAGTATACAACTGAGGTTCGTTTTATCTGTGAAAGTAAGTCGGGACTTGAAAATTCTAAAGGGTGCGATGATGTTGACGAAATTTTAAATAATAGTTGGAATAAAATTTTTACAACAAAAGCTAAAATTTTCGACGAAAATTACAGGGCTGTTATTTGCAAGAAAATTTTAAAGCATTATTATTTAAGAGAAATTTGCTCTGAAACTGTTGGCATTTGGAAGTTGTGGTTAAATACAAGGTTAGAAGAAATTTTACCGTATTATAACCAACTTTACAAAAGCGCACTGTTAGAATTTAACCCATTGTATGATGTGAATATTACAAGAACGCATAATAGAACTATTGACGAAAATAAAACCGAAAATGGTACTAGCACAGAAACAAGTACAGATAAAAATACAGGAAGTGGGACAAGAGATAATACTATAAGTGGTACTAATAAAAATAGTGATACAAGTACTGTTACTGATAATGGGTCTAGTAATAGCAAAGACTTGTACAGTGATACTCCACAGGGGGCTTTAACTGGAATTGAAACTGAAACATATTTGACTAATGCTAGAAAGATTACTAATACAGATAGCAGTACAAGTGAAAGTACTAATAGTGGTAATGGTGAATATAAAGATACTGGAAACGTTAAATATACTGATACAAGTGAAAGAGCAAATACAAAAAATGGAAGTAATAGCAATACTGGAACGGTTAATAATACGGAAGAATATTTAGAAAGTGTTAGCGGTAAACAGGGTAGTGGAAGTTATAGCGGAATGTTGAAAGAATACCGTGACACATTTCTGAATATTGATAGAATGGTTATTGCTGAGTTTGATGATTTATTTTTCGGGTTATGGTAAAGGAGAAGAAGTATGAGTGATGAAAGAACTATAAAACCTAATGCGCCAGCTGATTTTACACCACAGTTGGGAAATTATAAGACTTTGCAACCGTTTAGATACTGGTGTCAGAAAGTGTTGCCGTTGGTGTATGATGATAGTTTGAGTTATTATGAATTGCTTTGCAAACTGGTTGACTATCTGAATAAGACCATGGAAGATGTTAAAGCGTTGGGTAGTGATATGACTAATCTATTCAAGGCTTATAAAGAATTAGAAAGTTACGTTAATGAATATTTTACTTCACTTGATGTTCAAGAAGAAATCAATTCAAAATTAGATAAAATGGCACAAGATGGGTCACTAATGACCTTATTCAAAAAATATATAGGGTATGTAATGCCAGAATGGTTTGGCTGTAAAGGTGATGGTGTAACGGATGATACTATAAACATGAAAAAAGCTATTGAATATTGTAAAGAAAATAATATCACACTTTTAGGTTTTACACCGTCAGTTTACCTAATTTCTGACACTTTGCAATTTGTAGGTGTTTCCGCAGATTTCAATAATTCTACTATTCTAATAAATAGCGCCTTGAATGACGGTATTATTGTTAAAAGCGAAAACTATGATAATTTTCCAAAATACAGAAAATTCATTAATAATTTAAAACTTATTGCTTTAGAATGTATAAACGCTATTACTTTTAATTGTGCTAAATATACCGCAGAAAATATTTCAATTAAAACAAAAAACACTGGTATAAACGTTAAGGATGGTTACGAAAATACATTTGTTAGTTGTAATATTACAGGAGTAGAAAACACAATTGGAATAAATATCGACGGAAATGACCACTTATTTAATGATTGTATTTGCATTGACTGTAGAGTAGGTATGACTTTAAGAGGAGTTAATAGAATAAATAATTTTCATGCGTGGATTTATAACGATGTAATACGCTATAATTCTAAAACATTTGATGTTAAAAGTGGTTATAACTTTTTGCACCAATGTTATTGCGATTCTACACACTATGGCATTTATTGGAGTAACTACGGACAGGTATTTTCTGATCAGATGTTTTTTCTAAATGGTGAAACTTATTATAAAGAAAATCAAATAATACCTTATTGTATGTATGATTCGGGTGTAGATAAAGGTCTAAGTTACGCGCTTAACCCTATAATGGAAAATACTTATATAAACATACCAGAAAACTACAAAATTTCAAACTTCAACATGATTTTTAATAAAAATAATAAATATATGTTAAATGGGTTAACAAAAAACATTTATTATTTACAACACGATTACAAAATTATTTCGTCATATCTTACAGAAATTTATAAGCATTTTATTGAGTATGACAATTTTGTTAGTGTATACTTAGAAATTAAAGCTAATGCTAATATAACAGAAAACCTTATTAAAATATATGAAAATACATTTTTACGCAATAACTTACAATTTAATGGCTTAATACAGGAAACTAGATTTGGCAAAGCTATCGGAAACTGCACATTTTATTGTACAACAGATGGTGAAGTATATCTTTATGTAGGTGGTTTGTCTAAAGACAATGTTTGCTCTATTATGATAAATCTACCAAAAGAACTTTCAAATGATAATCTTACAGATTTTCACAATTAAAGGGAGGTATACCTCCCTTTTTTAATTTACGCTATTTTTATATTCAATGTATACGAGATGTAATATATAATGTGAAATGAGGTACGCCGTTGAGTTGAATGGGGTCCAACTATATGTCAATACTATTTGCAAATAAAATGTTACATATTTGCACTATTATAATTGTACTATTTTATACTTGACAAGTACAAGAATATGTGATATGATGGGGAAATGCAGTACCCCCTTGAGTT